GTGCTCCCAAGATGGTGTTTTAGAAAAGAAGCTAGCAAGAGCTACCGCTAAATTTATATTGCGGTATGATTGCGCCCCTGGCATTTTTAAAGCCACTACAGGTTTTAATGTCAAGGGTAATATCTGGATTTTTAATGCTCATGCACTTAAAGCATCTAATGGGCATTTGGAAATAGTAGCTGACCCCATCTTTCAGAACGTATCTAGAAATATTAAAGATATCCGTTTTGAGAAGGGAGATATAAAGTTACTTGCTGGAACAGATTTTGCTTTTATGCATGTTACTGCCCTACCACCTGGTGCTGACCTTAGTAAGTATTTGGCGAAGAAAGATCAGATCCGCGGTGCTTACCGCGGACAGTATCACACCGTAGATATGGGTGGAATCCATGCCAAGCGTGATGTAATGAATATCACCCCTGGTGTGTGTCCTATGTTTGGGCACAAAGCGTACCACGGTGTAGTCACGGGTAAGACTGAAGTCGGTGACTGTGGTTCAGTTTGCGTAGTTAAAGTGGGGAATGCCGATGTTATTTTCGGACTCCATACTGGAGGTGCACCTGATGGTAGGGTTATTATCCACCATCTATCTCAACAGCATATCGATAGCATGCTACCATCTTTCGTCCCCCAAGTTGTTGAAGGTACTTTACCAATATCAGCTAAGGGTTACATCCGCAAATTAGTGGATGTGCACGCCAAGAGCAATGTGCGCTTTATTCCCCGAGGTACCTTTGAAGTGATCGGTAGCTTTAGTGGTTATCGACCTGACCACAAATCCAAGGTTAAAAAGACTTTTATTCGTGATAAAATGGTCAGTTTAGGTTATAAGGATGAATATGGTGCTCCGGATTTTAGTTACATGCCATGGTATCACGCCTTGTCCCAGATGTCCGAAAATTGTTACACCGTATCCACCGAGATTCTTAACAATTGCCGTAAAGGTTATGTGAAAGATATTATCGATGGACTTGGTGTTGACTATTTGAAAGAAAATCTCCAGCACTACTCTCTAGAAACTGCACTAAATGGTGCAGAAGGAGTAACGTTTGTGGACAAGATGAATTTCAGCACTAGTGCTGGTAATCCATTCAAAAAATCAAAAAGATTCTTTTTAGAATTTGATGATAATAACCATGTGTCAAAAGTGGATCCATTGATAACTGAACGCATTGAAGCTATTGAAGCATCGTATGCTCAGGGTAAGCGTTTTCATCCACAATTTTGTGGACATCTGAAAGATGAGGCTTTGCCTCGTAAAAAGATTGAGGCTAAAAAGACACGTGTGTTTACAGCCGCTGAATTTGCTTGGAGTATTGTAGTGAGGAAAAACCTGTTATCCTTTATTAGGGTTTTACAGAATAATCCTTTCCTATTTGAATCTATGCCTGGAGTTGTGGCCCAATCCATTGAATGGACTAAGCTTTATGAGTATATAGTTAAACATGGTCTAGCGAAAATTATTGCTGGCGACTATGGTAAATTTGACAAGCGAATGATTGCCTTGTTTATCTTGGAAGCATTTGAGATTATTATCGATTTGTACCGCGCCGCAGGCGCATCGGAGGAATATCTGATGCGTATACGGTGCATTGCTCACGATACTGCTTATGCTAACATTGATTTCAATGGTACTTATATCCAGATTCAGGGTAATCCTTCAGGACACCCCCTCACTGTCATTATTAATTGTTTAGTAAATTGTTTATATATGCGTTATGCATTTTGTATTATATGTAAAAAAGATGCTAGTGAGTTTAAAAAATATGTGAATTTAGCCACCTATGGTGATGACAATATTATGGGAGTTTCGGATGAATGTCCGGAATTCAATCACACCAATATTGCAGCTGCTATGTCTACAATTGGAGTGGAATACACAATGGCTGAGAAGGAAGCTATGAGTGTCCCATATATCCATATCAATGATGCGTCTTTTCTAAAACGGAAATTTGTACATGACGCTGATGTTGGAGCTATTTTAGCTCCGTTAGATCGGTCGTCCTTTGATAAAATGCTTACCAATTATGTGTGTAATGGAACATTAGCTCCAGAAGCTCACTCAATTTGTGTCATTGAGACAGCCATTCGAGAATTCTTCTTCTATGGTAGAGATGTGTTTGAGGCTAAGAAGAAAATTTTCCTAAATGTTGTGGAGGAGAGTGATCTGCGTGATTGGGTTCGCCCAAGTACTTTCCCTACATTTGATAGCATAGCCTATGACTTCTGGATGAGGTTTGGGGATGCTGAGAAAGCAGAAAAATTTAAATTGGTGTAATTCACCATTAGGGTGGCGTGGTGTACCACCCTAATATTTAAAATCACCACAGAATAAACTGTTATAAAATTCGTTTTTAGGTTTAACCAGCCGAAGAAACGTATATTTTGAGTTGGCAATATCAATTTGAGGAGTAGACTCCGTGGAAAGTTTACATGCTGCACACTAGAGCAAGATCTAGTGTACGAACCTGCACCGTCAGTGCAGGGCTCCTACTCTGAGCAAAAACAGAGCAAATCTATCTCTTTTGATAGTGAATTCGAACCGCAATCAGCCGAACATGTAGATGTCGAACAAATTGTGCAGTTTGTCAATGCTGAATCAGTACCCGATGTTGGTACAGGATCCACCAATCATGC